AAGGGGAAGATCATCGACCGAGGACTGTTCGGTACGACGGTTGTTCAAGACGATGCCGGCAACATCACCACCGTCAAGACGCTCAACGACTTTGAACTGGATCGCTTTGAGAAGGAAGCCTGGACCGCAACGAACCTCACGTGGAAAACCGTTCGGGTTGTCGGGAAGGGTACGGTTAAGATGCACGTCAACCACCCGGCGGTCGGTCGAAAGCTTCGCATCGAGTTTCAAGAACGAACCGCAGACGGTTCATACCGCGAACCCCGTTGGGATCGCTGGGAGACAGAGTGAGTCGCTTTAACCGTTGGCTCATCATTTTTATTTGCCATCTACTGGTTCGTCGTCCTTTACGGTAAGATACGAGGTATGCAGTGATGTGGGAAACTATCGACGCACATACAGACCGTTTGAAGGTTCCGGGTGGGTGGATCGTCCGTAGTTCACTCATCAAGATGGAATTTCACGATCACTTTGTTAGTGTCGCAACGTCTGTGCATCAGATCTTCATCCCCGATTTCGACCACATGTGGATACTCGAAAGGACAACATGACGAGCGAAGAGTTGAAGGCCGCGCAAGACAACTGGCGCGTCGACTGCGATCAGATGATTCATCAAGCCTTCGAGAGCATCAACCTAGCTGAACGTATCAAGAACGAAGGGCACATGGACGCCTGTGATCACCTCGAGGATCTCATCGAGCGAACGACGAACATCCTCAACACGGCGAAGAGAATGCACGTGATTGTCGATTCAGCGGTGACCACCAGGGATCAAGACTTCGCAGCCTTATCGATGATGACTCGTTTCGGCGGTAGCTTTGTCGCGGCGCTAGCCGAGGTCGCCTACAAGTCCGATGCTGACAACTACCAACGATTGAAGGCCGCGTTCCCGGACATCTGGAAGAGGTATGCGGACTTTGCGAAACAGGTACCGGTAGGAGGTCCCACTCACGACATAGCAGGGCTACGAGACGAGATGCCATGATTACTGTCCTTGACCCAAAGACTGTCGTTCGTCACATCCCGCGAGTTATGGTCGGTGATCTCGAGGTGACTCACGAGATGATGGAACTTCTTGATGAGCTTCTTCAGGTTGGTGACGGTTACTTCGGTAGGGTCGTCATTCATGACCGTGATGAGGGAAAAAAGCTTGAAGCACACGGCTTAGCCTTTCGGTCCAACCGTGGGAGTTATCACGCAGGCCCAAAGTTGAGTGACTGGATCGCAACGCACAGCACCGCGGTTTATCACGGTCTTAACGAAAGTCGACGCCGGGCATATCCGTTTGGTGAGTCGTGAAGCCTGAAACCGTTACCCTCTTTCGTGAGATGTCGGAGCTAACAGCACCAGAGTGTGCCAAGAACTGTAAGATTCCACACTCGTGTTGTGATGACATGTATTGTGGTATGGCCGAAGAGATCGCACTCGACCAACACGGCATCACACTCACACGAACTTCTCACCCGACATTACGATTCATGGGTCCAAACGGTTGCACCGTTGAACCTCACCTACGACCGTTGTGCACGCTACACACCTGTGCGGTCAACAGCCACGGGTTCAAACCAGGTGACCCAGAGTGGACGAAACGTTACTTCGACCTTCGTGAGAAGATCGACCTGACATTTTTAAAGGAGAGTGAATGAAGTTCATCAGTGACAACGTCGAGTGGAACGGCTTTCAGAAGATGAGCACGTCGGCTCTGCAACACACGCTCCTCGTCATTGCGTGGTTCGACGGTGAACCCGAACTGTGGAACTGTGACGGTGATGACGGGGTCGAATCACTTCGTCGTTACTACCGTAATGACTGGGGTGATCGTGACATCCCATTCACCATCAGTGTCATCACCGGAAAGGAGAACGTATGCGTTACCTAATCGTTGCTCTCGTCCTCGTGTCCACTAGCGCGTTCGCGCAATCGCCTGTGTATTCCAACCTGGACTACACAGGACGACGTCACGCGGGCTATATCTTCCACGAGAAGAGCGACCAACCGACGACACCGTTTGTCATGCCGCAGTCGATCATCGACTCTGCACGTGACACTCAGCTGCTCCTCGATGCACGTCAGTACCGAGGTCCAACGTTCACCATCAGCCAGTATGACCCGTCGTGGCCGTTCACGGCCGCACAACGTTTACCGCCAGTAGAACCACGCCGACGTGAACAGATCTACTACGGCGGTAACTTCGTGCCGTTAACGCCAAACGGTCCGCTGGTTAACCCAGATGTGTTTCGTAGTCCGAATCCGGTTCGTAAGAAAAAATAATAACCGGACGGAGATCTCTCTCCGTCCGGCCTAGTGACCACACCACGCACCTACAGACCGGGGCAGCCTGCACTCCAGGCGGCACGCATGTGATCGACTACTCCTTCGGTAACAGTGTCTTTAAGAACTCACGTAGCTCGTTAGCCTCGAGCTTCAGTAGCCCACTCTCCGTGAGTAATCTCTCGATGAGCTCTGCGTCAGTCGGCATGTTATCAGCGTCGGCCGGATTGGCGGCGGCGGCCGCATCACGGATCTTTCGCACCGAGTTGATGATTCCAGCCGCTAGAACGATCAGCGGATTGATCTGCCCGATGACGTTGATGAACGCATCACTTGCGGTTTTTCCTTCACCCGTTCCCATCTTAACCTCCAAACACCGCGAACAGTAACGCGGTGACGTTTGTGAACATGTTGGCGACCAGAGCGCGAGCCTCGGGTTCCAATGGCAACAACGCGCTGTTAGTCAAGATGCCCTGTAGCACCGTTAAGATGAGGCGCGCCTTCTGCTGTAGGTCAACCTTATCAGGCTCGAGCGTCGCGTTGTCAAGTAGCGTTAACACCTGACCGAGTTCGAGGCCAACGTTCGCGGCCTTTTCGATGTTATCGACGATCTTTAACGCGTCGGCCGGTTGCACGCACGGCTTAGGAACCGTCGGCTGACACGTCGAAGCCTTCAACACCGGCAGTGTGGCACGCAGTCCAGCGATCACCTGTGTGGCACGCACGGCCGTCTTTGCCTCAACCGAGGTGTTCGGAGGTAACTTTGGCCCACACGCCAACATCACACCAACGAGTGTTAGAACCAACACACACTTGATAATCATTGTGTCTCCTTACGAAAGTTTACCGATGACGAGTCGAACCTTTCCCTCATGCTTGAACTTCTCTCCTACCTTGATGGGACCCGACCTCTCAACGTCGCCCGTGACCGGATTGATGACCGTGAACTCTGAACAGGCGCGTTCACACGGGAGTGGGTTGCCCGATGTCTCGACAGTATGAAGCACGGCGGCGAATCTACCGTCGGCGTGATGTGACGCGTCAAACCGGGTTGGATCAACGGCGGCCATGATTCGCGTTCCCTTAAATCGATCACCCGAGTGAATCACGATGGTGAAGTCGGCGATGTCATCCGGTAACCACTCCGTGAGACGTGCCACCTCATTGAAGCCCGGCATCTCCTCGACGAGGCCCTCTCCGAACACACCCGCACCGGACATGAAGGTGAACTGTTGACCCGAGGTTAGCGCACCTAACACCACTCCACATAACACCTCAGGATCATTCACCTGACCGACAGACACGCCCGGACCACCACCGACCGGCTCCCGGTTCCACACCTTCTTGTTGTGATCACGAATCGTCTGATCGTAACCGTAGCCGCGATAGTGCTCGATGATATGATCGTGTGAACCGCGGTTACCGTGTACAACGATGCAAGTAGCAGGATCAGGCGCGAGCGCGATGAGTGAGGCAGGATCCTCAGACTCGAGTCCCTGTCCGCCGGGATCACCGAGGCCAACACACGATGGTAGCCAACCCGCACCGCGTTCAAAGGCCCAGATCATGTCCTTAAGTAACTGCACGTCGATAGGATCACCACCGCCGTTCTGCCACGGTTCATTCAACGCAAACAGCGCACCTAACACTTCGGATCCTATCGAACCGAGGCTGCCAAACATGCGCCCGACGCTCTCCATATGTGTGATCTTTTGTCTTGTCGTCAAACCGTTGAGATCACCGCGATCACACATTACCTTGAGCTTAAGCTCGTGACAGAACAACAATAACTCTCGATAGCCTTCCCAGTAGCCGGGAGTAGGTGAGATCGTTCGACCAGAGTGCGAGATAAACTGGACAGGTGTGAGTTCTTTACCCAACCACGCCGTCCATGGTGATTCACCATCACGGTTCTTATCGTAGTAACCGAGGACATCACAGTAACGGATGCCTCCATACTTGTTAGCGATGATGCGTAGCGAATTCTTAACACGCTCCCGCTTCTCAAGTCTAAACCAGTCAGACAGAAATGACATCGTGTGACAGAATAGGTAGATCTTAGGACCCGTCTCGTCGAACGACTGCCACCCAACTTGTTTGAGCACACCGCTTAGGCGATTGCGATTTTCGGTGACGGGTAACGGAATGTTCCAGATGCGACGAATAGCACCGAGGACCTTGTTCGTCGCACGCTCGTGATTCAAACCGTTCGCACGTGCGATTCGGTAATCACTACCCCACCGTGTGTAACCTAAACCGTCAACATCTTGTGGTTTATTAGGATGTTCGTCACGATAGGCGGCCCGTAGCGCGTCAATAAACGCTTGACAATCGGCATCCATCTCTGGCTGCCACGGCACATCATACGGGCCCGGAGGTGTTGGTAGTGGTTGACCACCAGACCGAATCGCATCGATGGCGTCAGAGACGATCTGAAACGAGAGTGATGTCGATAAGCCGTTAGCACGGTGCATGCGCCACTCACTGGGCCAACGAACCGAACCGATCGCATCAATGCTTCCGCCGGTGTACTTTGACTGAAGCTGAATCCAAAAACCTCTTGCCTCTTCGTCGAGCTGAGGTGGCCACGGAGGACTGGAGTTTGCCATACTTGCCCCTTTTTGTTGATCCGTTACTGAATCCTATAGAAACGATGCGTTCCGATCACCATGACCGGTTGAACGCCAACCGCCCAAGCTGGAGGCTTGGGCATCCACGACGCATAGTAGTGATCAGCGGTTGCAACCCGATCTTCAATGGCTCCACTGATAATACCCTCTGCAACCCACAGCTGTTGTGGTGGCCACGGTGCGAGACCGGATTGTGCCGTCTCACAACGTCTCATGAGCATGTTGTAGTTGGCCTCACCACCCTGTGGGATCCAGCAGCTAAACTGCCACTTAGCTAAACACACACCTGCCCACGTGTCGGCGAAACGTTTAGGACGTAACACCCTATTTCTTATTACACAACCAACGGCGACCTCACCCTCGATCAGTTCAGCCCGTGCTTCGGCCCAGATGGTCATCGCGACGACCTGTGTAGGTGTAAGCTTTGACTTGATGCCAGCATCATTTGGATAGAGTTTCATACTTCTTCCTAGAACGGTCTTAACAACGCACGTCGTAACAAGTCGTCAAGTGTAAACTTAACACTTGACGCCGTCACAGAATAACGTGGTCGGTGAGAACTTTCATTATCACCAAAGACGTGAATCTTGTCAACGGTCACATCGGTGATGAGTAGATCGGCGACGATAGGTGGGTTTGTAAGGTTGAACTGAACAGACGCACCACTTATAGATTTCATATCCCACGTTGAGTAAGTCACCGTCCAGATCGGATCTTTGAACAGTGTGAGTTCGGCGTTTCCACGTCTCAAAAGTTCTGCATCTGAACGTAAGGTGTCATCAAGGATGATGTACTCGTGAATGCCATCACCACCTTCGATCGTTGCCATTGCAAGCTGTGATGGAAAATCTTCCACTTGCATCCAGATCGCAACCTCATCACCTTCACGTACTGGGTGAGTTAACCCGGTTACATTCTGAAGTATGAACACTCGCCTAGGTTGCTGTGGTGGCGGACCTAACAACGTTGGACCACGATTTGCCGTGCGCTGCCAGCTAAACACACGTGTCGGCTTCGTGTCCTCGATGGCCTCACCGACTTGGCCGACCACGCCAAGTTGTCCACCGATGTAAATGTTATTGTTGATGGTCATGCACAATTCAGGCTCGGTCCAGTCAGCAGAAACGAAGTTATCGTTATATGCTTCCTGCCTGTAGATCTTGCGCGCCGTGGTGCCAGGAGGTCCACTTGCAATGCCCCAGATAAAGGATCGGCTACCGGTGTAGTTTTCACCCGAGTTCACAAGTATCGGTGGCGTCTTTTTACCGTTCGCGTCCACCCTAACTTCACCTATCGGTGGGATTAGGTTACCGAGGCTCTCATCTGATTTTGTGTCAGTCCACTCTGTGGCGCCGTTAGCGATGCGCCCAGCCTCGTGCATGTACTGCCCTATCTGCGGATCGCCCGGTAGCGACACGAGCGAACGCCGCCAGAATATTAGCTGTGTTAGACGCGGATCTCCAAGCGTGCCTATACCTTCGAAGCGAAGCGCGCCAGGGATACCACTTCCGTCTGCGCCAACACCGATTGCCATGCCGTTAGTCATGATGCCACCGAGCGAGTCGGCCGCGCCAAGCTGATACTCAGAACCTCCGTAAGGGATAAAACCCTCTCCTGGTAGGCGAACGAAGGCGCTAAAACTCGACATACCAGCTGCAGAAGCCTGCAAGATCTCGCCGGTCGGATTCCCGTAGGTGAACTCGTGGTTATTGTTACCGCGCTGCGACTCCTTCCCGTTGATGATAAACGCCACACTATAGCGCACACGCGTCTTAATGACGCCTGCACTTGTGTTGTCGGCGTTCGCGCCGCAGGTGGGAGGTGTGAACGCGCTAGCGTCAGGTGGCGGATAGATCAGACTTTCAGTCACACCCGTGTAATTCGCGATCTGACAACCGATGATGATCTGACCACCACTCGGGTTGAAGATGTCCTTACCGTCAACCTGAAGTTGAACGGGCACATCTGAAAATGCTATCGACACTGCAGGACGAAGTACGATTGTGTAAGCTGCCCACGAATCTGTTAGACTATTTGAGCCACCACCATACTGAGACGGGTCTACAGGACTAGATGATGTCCACCTCGCGTAGCCTGAGCCGATCATCGCGTTTGTGGTGTCAACGACATTGCCTGTTAGAAAATCACTCTCAAAGTTAACCGGAGATATGTATGATTCTCCAACGGATGATGCGCCACCAGCACAGACAACGATCACAGCACCGAGTGAAGACGGTGTCACCTCTGCCGGATCCGGACGTGCGGTTCCAACACCGGTTAAACCAATGGATGTAACGTCAAGTGGAGCAGTGGCATGCACATCTCTAAACACTTGCACGGTGTAACTTTGAGCATCAGCGACGTTGCCTGAGCTTGGTAATGTGAAGGATGTGTCTGGCACCACGCCCATGCGTTTCCAAGACACATTCATACTGGTGTCATAGTCAGCTCCTGCCACGTTAAGCTGACCAAGTGCAGTATAACCGCTAATCGCGCATGCAGGATTTCTACCAACTGAACCCACCACAACGGTGATGATAACGATATCACCAACCGTTGGAATAGTGTCACTTCCACCTTCTAGTTCAAAGTTAACTGGCACCGCACTAACAGCGCCAGGGCGACCACCGATCTGACCGCCGACATACTCGATTCCTTGACCGCTCTCATCAACTAACAAATGTGCAAACGCACCTCGCACAAATACACGGTTTCTAATCTGTGAAATGTCCTTATGAAGCGTGATGGGAATATCACGTAACAGATCTATGTTCGCGTCGTTAATAGGATCTGGTGGTGAAACGGCCTCGAACTGAAAGAGGTGTATAACTTTGTTCTTATCAACGCGACACTTACCGTTGATGAGTGAACAGATCTTTGAAAAGCATTCAGTAAAGTTCAACTGTCCATTAAACTCAACGCTGATCTTTGGCAAGTCTAATGCGACGCCTGCACCTGAATAATCAGACGGAGCGTAATCTGCAATGAGTGATAGTGCAATTGTGGTCGCTGAAACATCATAAAAACAACCAAACGGCCGTCTCTTATTTAGCAACCACTTGTGGTCCGCGATCGTTGCATCCCAAACCAGTTGTTCCTTAAGCCCCTCATAACGCATGAGCGTAGCTTGCACCAGACCACCGGCTAATACACCAATACCATCTCCCATGTCAAGTTGGACGTTTGCACCAAGTTGCGGCTCCTCCTCATCAGTGAATGATGAGATGTTTGGTGAATCGTTATATGCATCATGAATGGTGATCTCAGGATCACGACGTAACGTACCGTCCCAAACCTGACCAACCATCGGAGTATACGTGAACACTCCCTCACACGTGATGGCACGAACCTTATTACCTTGCCACGTTGAACTAGACGTACCGGCGATCGAAAACGACGTCAGCAAGATCTCAGGTTCGATTCGTAGTGGTATACTAGGATCGTGCCACGTGTACTTCGGAGCCCAGATCAACTGTGGAGGCAAACCGCTCATAAGCTATCCTGCTACGGTGGTAAAGATCCCGTTCCACGTAGTGGCAGTAGTGTTGCTCTTCATAACGTCAAGTGTGGCCAGTGCGGCATCATTGAAGATTCGCACAAGGTTGAACGCGGTCATGATACCGTCAATCGTCTGCATCGCGTTGGCTAACGGCACTGGCATGAAGACGATCGGATGTCCGATCACCCAGTTAATCGCGCCTGTTGCGATGAGAGACGTATCATACTGTAACTGATCTAAATCCTTCACACCTGTGTCGCTGGCAGCTAGTGGCATAAACCAGCTATTCACCGGAAGATCAATGCGTGCAGCAGCAGCGGCACTCACGCCTGCAGTAGATGGGAATGACACAGCATCTGTGCCAAGCTCATTACGATACTTGCAGACTGTCCAGTTGTGTGCACCAGCCGCAAGTACCGTAAACACCTCAGGAAACGCAAAGTTGCCTCCGGCAAAATCAGCAAGCCCCGGCGTACTGCTCTGATAACGCGTCGGCACACCGGTCACTGACTCGGTAGCGTTTGAGTTCATCGTCTTTGCAACTTGAAAGATTCGATCATAGAGCAGTAGTTGACTTGGCCCAAGATCGGCCATGATCGACGCATCTACGAAGTGCTGCGTGTCGGTTCCCGCAGGGTTAGTAAACGGGTACGCCCCTAACGTGACACTAGTTGGTGCATCACCGCCTGGAGCTGCCGAGGCTGCCGCACCAGCGCTGGGCGAACTTCCGTATCCCCAATGAGAATAAGAGGCACCAACCACATGCGTCACACCAACCTTATGCATGTGAAATTTTCGCGACTTCCCACCTTGCGTAGCCTCGAGGATGAGGTCCGATACGCTTGAAAATCCAGTGTTCAGTTGCGTGAGCTGACGACGTGACGCGTTACGAAAGATGCGCTTCAGACGCTGCTCGTAGTAGTCGATTAGCGGGGCCACCTGACCGGCAGTGATACGACCTCGAAAGTCACCACCACGGCATACGAAGACCGCACCTGGAACGTTACCAACGGCGATCGGTGGGCCATACCAATCTTTCATGGAAGCTGATATCTGTTCAACCGTTGCCGTTCCGAGCCATCGCTCAAGCTTATCGCTGTGAGTTGCGAGTCTCATTACTTGTCTCTCTTTCTACTCTTCTGTGATCACACTAGTGGTGTCAAGGCGTGGAACCGCGCCAAGTGACACGTTAATGTTGGGTGTTAACGCGCCACGGTAGATGATTCGATCTGAAATGCCATCACCGACACTGATATGCGTGATAGGTCCACCCACTCCGTCGGTCATCTCGGCAAAACTAATGGGTGCCGCAGGTGATACAGAATTATTCGTCACGGTCCAACCAGCCGTTGTGCGTGGAACCGGAACTCGAAGATAACCGGTGTATGCGATCTCATTTGTCGCTTGTGTACCTGCCTCACCTGGGTCGGCCGTATGTAGTGCGACGACCACATGTGTAAGTGGCGCGATAACTTGGTCTTGTGCAAGGCCATCAATCGTTATTGCGTTAAAGATTAACTTGAGCAGCGCGTTCTCGAAGTAGTTACTTTTTGCCATGCGCTTCCCTTACGGTATCGGTGTGACCATCTTGATATCCACAGGCCCAACCTGATGAGCCGGAGTCACGCACGTGTATTGCGTTGAGTTTACGAACACGATGCTCGTAGCTAACACATCATCAAAGTAGATAAGCATGCCCGATACAAAACCGGAACCGTTGATGGTGATAGCTGTTCCACCAGCCATGCTACCATTTGATGGCGTGATCGCATCACAGTCAATGTTCAACTCTGCTAACTCTGTGTATTCATATAGATCATCACCGACGTCAAATCCACCATCATCTGGATTCGTTACGGTGACGTCTACTAATCCTAACGCATGCGGGGGAACCTTACACGTAATCGACTCGGGACTATTTACGACCACATCAATCGCAAAGAGATTTGCAAACAAAACCTCACAGTTAGGATCAAAAAGTGTTCCGATGACCTCAACCGTGTCACCACCAGCAACGTTACCGTTGTTAGGAATCACCTCGATGATCGTGATACCAGTCGCAACCACGGCGAAGTTGAACGCGGCGTCAGTTAGTGTGCGATGCGCCCACGTGCCGCCTGTCTTGACGAGAATGTAGTTGTCAGTCCCGGCATTGTATTCAGGTGCTGCGTAGAGTTCGCCGTTCCACGACAGCATGGCATTAAACCAACCGAATGCGGACGTCGGGTTATCAGCAAGCGAGTCGAAGTCCATCGACCACGTAGTGCCACTGCGCTTCCAGATCTGCATCACCGAGAACGTGGGCGTGTAGAAGAAGGCGTAGAGGTCTCCCTCGTGCACCGCGCCAGCGCGGAACGTGCCGTACTGCACAGCCGCGTCCGGCGGCGAGATGTCCGTCCACGTGCCTGCGGCGTCGCGCTTAAAGATGGTCTTGTTCGGTGTGCCTCCAGCGGTCTTGTTCTGGTAGAACAGGTAGAGCACGTCGCCATCAGCGAGCATGTGCGCGAGCTGGTGATTGCCGCTTGGGTCGAACCCGAAGACGCTGCCTGCGGTCACGGCGATGTCAACGACCCAGCTACTGCCGCCCCACCGCAGCACGGCGTCGCTGCCGCCTGTCCTCATGGCGAACAGGTCGATGTGCGCGCCGGTCACAGGATCCGACGTCATCGCAATGTGGCCAGCAGTCGTTCCGGATCCGATCAGCGACGCCGCATCTGCCAGCATCGTCCATGTCTCTAACGCATCGTCCCAGTAGCCGACGTTCGGTGTGACGTCGTGGTTGAAGGCAGCGTATAAACGGGCATCATCCCTGCTCCACGCGAGGCCGCTGGAGTTGTAGCAGTCAGTCGGTGTGCCGACGAGTTCGACGACCGCTGCGCCGTCCCACGTGTAGATGGCTCCGCCGTTTGTCGGGTAATCTTGGTTGCTACCCCAATAGACTTGGTCGCGCGGCCCTGCACAGAAACCTCGTGGTGAGGCGATGTAGTGATCGTCAACAGCTAAGACAAAGTTGACACCGTCATCTGAATACAGGATGTCGACGTTGCCAGAGGTGCTGTCGGTACGCGCAGCAAATAATCGACTCATGGTTTATACAGTCCCGAACTGACGACCAGACTTTAAGTTACGCATTAGAATGTCACCGATCTGTCGTGCACTCTCCTCGGCCGTCCCGTTAACGTGAAAGGTATTGTTAATGTCACCCCAACCCTTACCAACTACACCAGCAGACGCTGGTGCAACAACTTGATTATTGGCTAACGTAGGTCTCGCGGCGGCTGTAGTTAAGTCAGACGGAATACTTCCGCCCATCGCAAGCCATAGGTCGATCGCTTTTTGATTAAAGCCATTAATGCCACTACCAAGTGCCGCAAACGCGTCTTGAGCAGCCTTAAGTATTTCTGGAAGTGAGCCCATGCCACTGGTGACCATCTGTCGCATGTCTGCTGCGGTAATGCCGTGTCCAAGACCGGTCGCCGCCTCTAAAAATTGTGCCGATGTGTAACGATCACTTACGATCGTCATAGTGCGACGAAGTTCCATCTCCTCTTTTAGCTTTTGATTAACCGCTTCCTGTTCATCAGCTAACTTTTTCGCGGCAGCGGCCGCAAGTTCCATTGAATTTTGATGTGCGAGTCCGTAACCGTGAACCGCGTCTTGTGCTGCGGTGATCTTATCGCGCATCGCGTCCCAGACATCCTGGTTAAACGTCTTACCGCTTAAAACCATCATGTCAAACTCGCGTCGATACGCGTCGGCGATCTCCTGTAGCGCCTCACGTGATTGTGCTACGATACCATTCCAGTTAGTACCGTCCTGTGCGATCTTATCATCACGAAGCTGACGCTCTTTATTTGCGATCTCTACGTTATGGGCAAAGCGCATATCGAGAAACTTTATCGCCTGTTGGTATTCCTTCTCAAACTGCGCGACCTTTTGTTGGTGTGCGGTTGCACTCGTGCTTAAATCAGAGGCCACAAGTGTCTCATCTAGTTCACGAATCTTAAGTTTTGCGTCGGAGTAAGCCTTAAGTGCGGTGATGTTTGTCTTATAATGCTCTGCGATCTCCGTCTCTCGCATGCCTAATTTTCTAAGAGCTTCGATCTGTTCAAGTGTGACCTTTGTATTCGCCAACTTCGCTAATGAATAGAACTCTTCAGCTAAGCGACTAGTTATGATGAGATTATAACGCCTCGACTCCTCATCATTTAGCTGCTTACCCTTTTCGATCTGTTGATCCCACAGTTGGATCGCCATCTTCGAACCTTCATGACTAAGCAACTGGTTCAAGTTCAGTTTTGCGATGGCCTCACTTGTCACATCGAGCTGTCCAGCCGCCGCCACGAGTGAACCAAATAAACTGTCAAGAGCTGCCTTGTGTGCCTTCTCCCACTCGGAAAGCTCGGCCGTGACTGATGCAGCTTTAGCCGTCTTCTCTGCCACATCTTTTAGATGCTCTGGCCATGCCTTACTAACCTCATTAAGATCTGTGTATGAAGTGCCTAACGCCGTGTTGATACGCACGAGGTTCTGACGATCTATCACGGCCTGTTTTTCGGCACTCGCGGCACGTTCAGCGTTTTCTGTCCACAACTTATAAGCTTGATAAGCTGCGGTGATCACCGCTGCAGCAGCGGCCACAACAATGATACCAGTTGCCATCTGTGCTAAGAAGACGGCTCCAGAACCTGCGGCAATAGCTAAACCTTCGCCTAAGGCTGCAGTCTTAAGGCGTAAAGCAACAAATGCTGCACCACTTACCTCGAGGACGTTCGGAATGTATTCACTAAACAGTTTACCAACTGAGATCGTCGCATCGCTAATCGTAGCCCACTCGGATACGATGCTACGCATGCCACCCTCGCGAACCTCACCGGAGATGCCTTCCATCGACGCTTGAATGGTTGAAAACGCTTTGCTGGTGATATAAAGAGCGGCGCCCGCGAGTGCTGCATCTCGTGCGATGTTCTTTAACCAGTCGGGAATCGCGTTCCACGCTTTAACGACAGTGTCGATGACGTTACCGATCCACGTCTTAATCTCACCAAACGTCTTGATAATCGGTGGGCCATATTTGCCAACGAAGTCGGCAAAACGATTAACCCACTTAAGTGCCCATTCCATCATGTCTTGACTACTACCGCCAAATGCTTTCTCAATGGCACCTTTGATCGCCAGAAAAGCATTCGTCACATTAGGTGACTTTGCGATCGCACTCTCAAATTCGTTCACCCAGTTCTTAATCGCAGTTGACACTTGATGTATGCGATCGGCAAAGGATAGATTGATGGCACCTGCATCTTTCACGATCTTGTTTGCGGCCTCTAGCAGCGCAACACGTCTGACCTCAAGTGATTGTTCAGTTGTGAGTGCAGATACAGCCTTGCCCATTGAGGTTGCATACGCTAACTCGGCCTCCTTCAAGTCAAGAGTGATGCCGATGCGACCTAACCTCGTAACCTGACCGGTCTGCATGCCTCTGTCAACCTGTGACATGATGCTCTGAACACTTCCAAAGCCCTCATTTGCTAAGATCTTTGAGGCCGCTGTTAAGACACCAAAGTCATCGGCGTTGGCCTTCACACCTGACGCTAACAAGCGATTCGCGCGTTCCATCAGATCCATGTCAGTCATCGTGCCAACGATGCCGTCACGCATAGATTGTAAGATCGCCTCTGCATTTTCAACGCTACCAGAAAGACGATCAAAGCCTTCGGTAACATCATTGATCTCACTACCCTTCACACCAAGTGTGACGATGGTAGCGCCTAGACCGATGACCGCTCCGCTTAAAACGCCTATCGTAACTCCAAGTGGGCCTAACGCGTCAACAAACTTGTCAGCAAACGACTCAACCTTTCCGGTGATCTGATGAAGCGCGGCTGTAAGACGATCATCAAGTTCAATCGTACCTGAAAGTGTGCCGATGTCAAGTAGACTCATCACATTCCCTTTTCAGCAAACATACGATTTGAACCGTCTATCCACGAGTTCAGAACCTGCGTCTGATACTCGAGTGATTGCTTTGGTGCTTCAGTCTCGGGTTCAAAGCGTAGCGCACGAAGAAAGTGTTCGGCACTATACGGTTGCCCATCCTTTGCCTTAGCACCAGCAGAACCTGCGATAACAGAGGCCAGAATGGCGAAGCGGATATCCATCCGATCTTCACCAAACGGCTCGATCTCCGCAAGCGCCCTTATCTCATTAAACTGGTGAGTGTCGATTTGCCGAAGCATCTCATCGACATTCACCCAGCCGCGCTCGTGTGCTAAACGGTGGGCGAAGCGCCGATCTGCACTTCGCCCAAGGCGTTTTTTATTTCAGGCTTTGTGATGAACACACCGTTGAGTTTCATCACCACGTCGAGTAGTCGGTTGACGACCGTGACATCCTTTCGCTTCCACTCCTCGGTGCGACGTGCAATATCAGCCTTGGGCACACGTGAGCCATCAGGATTGATAAAGCTTCGCACGATGAGTGAGAGCATTGAACTCGCACGATCATCCTTACCCTCATCAACAAACTCGAGCATCGAACCAGCGTCGATGGAGCCAAATGTGACTGAGCCGCCCCACTCTTCCACAAGCTCTGTCACGAACTTCGTGTCAGGTGCGGCAACCACGTCATCGATTGATAACTTCTTAACCTGAACTTCTGCAGCTACTGCCATAAGTTTACCCCGTTCTATCTCTGCTTTAAGCATCGCAACCTGGATGTTTGCGACACTGAGTCTAAACAACACTAACTGAATCGCCGTATCTAACGCAAGAGTGTGCTCCTGTGGACTTGATACGAACCGGAGAAGACGGTCTTCATGTACCTTAGCCTCCGGTTCGCATCTTCTTTCAAACTCCTCGAGTGTCATTAGGCATCAATCGCCCGGGGTGCTTCCACCGACTCGGTGACACGGCCTGCCCACGTGATGATGATGTTCGCGCCCTGCTTGCTGTCAACTGCAGCTTCATCATACATGAACTGCTGAACGTATCCCTGTCCGGTTCGTGCCACTCCAGACGGGAACAAGAACTTCCAGTTGGCCTTAATGTTGTTGTCGATGTCGTACTGCAACTGATCATGAGATGCGTCACCACTACCGATGTAGTTGATCTTCAACGCAGGATCAGACTGACGCAAGATACCGAGGAGATGACTCTCGGTTTGTTCGTTGTGCGTCGATGTTTCGATCTTGTTACGACTCTTACCACCAGGTGTGACTCCGGTGATCTCGGCGATGGTCGTAAAGATGGGCTGTACCGAACCGGCGCTTCCAGCGATGGTTACGTTCACCGGAATTGAGAACGTGGTCGGTGACAACACAGTAACCCTGTGAGTACCGTTGATGGAAGGTGTGGAGTTCGACCCTGTAATCGTGACCTCGTCAGTACTTGATAATCCATGGGCCGTGGAGGTCGTAACCACGGTCGGATTCGCGAGGCTGTTCGTGGAAATGGTCTTAGCTGCGATAGGCACGATCGCGCCTCTCTTAACCAAGATTCCAGTTGATGTGACCGCGTTACTCATAGTGAAAGCTCCCTCACTGGCTCATAGCGGCGTTAGGCCGCCTGGTTACCTGAATGTTAAACGCAACTTGCACTCGCCCAACGTCATCAGCGCCCATATCAAATGGCTCTTGTAAACAATTAACCTGACGCCACCAGACACCACTGACCAGTTGATTTTTTACCGGATACACGGCCGCATATGCCGCTCCGGCCATCGTTCTCGCTACCGAATATGATTTTGCTCTCGCTACGACCTGTGCGTTCGGTCGAACATATGCCGGTAGTTTTTGTGAGTTATGGGTGTCCTCTGGGCCAGACCCACCCGTCTCAACAACACTAAGATATGGCCCATCACCAGGTGGTATGTTTGCCTTTGTCGAAGCA